AGCACGGAATGCACCACGATCCGTTGAGGCGACGTGATCACCGATAGGGATATCGGGTCATCAACCTCAGTTCACATTTGTGCGCTTTTCGATGAGCGCCAACATGCCCAGGTGCGGAGGCGGGTCATAGATTCTTCTTAATTATTTGGCATTCAAGACATTCGTCCTCGTCTGAGGCATTGTTGTGCGGCTTGCCGCAGAGCGTATCGCCCTCGGTATCTTGCATATCCTCTCGTAATTCATTCTCTGGGTCGTGGCTTGGGTCTGGATGACTCATGATGTCGGCAGTAGGCTGCTGGCCGTTTAATTGCTATGTGTTAAAATATAGATATAGACTTTTTAATGTAGATAGTTAGGCACGACTGACTCGTAGTACGGACAGGCTTTATTCTGACAGCGAGGCACTTCGTCCAGACCTTCCACGGCAGGCTGACCGCAACGTTCGCAGTTCCAATCAGATAGCTGTGTCGCAGTATTCACATATTCCGGCATCGTTGACCTTTCTCTTGCACAATACGCAAGGCTTCCGCTTCTTCTGAGTTGTACCTTTCTTTTTCATACTGTAGAATTTATTTAATAGTTGCTGGCGTTAGATTTGTCCCCTCAGTTCAGCTTTCGCAGGTAGTCCTTGCTCGGGGCCTGCTACTCGTTTTGTTGGAGGTGGACGGGTCCTAGACTTTTTCCCCGGTTCCGTTTTGGCCGGAGGCCAGCATATCTTCTCTCGTAAGATGGTTGTATACAAGCCAATCGATTGCTCGACCCTCTGACGGATAGCCGCGATGGTCAGTAAGCTTCTCGCGCTTTGCGATTTGCTTAAGACCCTTACGAGTATCCGGCTTAGCAACGCTGGTATGTAATGATTCTCTGTTCATGTAGATATTATGACATGACCAAATGGACATGACAAACGGGCTAACGTTAGCCGTTTCTTAATCAGTTATCCACACCTACTTATCAACATGACCTTTTGAAATTCGCATAGAAACCTATGAGAGGCGGTAAACGACAGAATTCAGGACGAAAGAAGCTCTGGGACCAGGAAGACATCCTCGCCAGGGTTCAGCGTATTCAGGACAAATGGTGGAAGCTTGTTGAACAGTATCTGGACAGCAAGATAAAGGACGACCAAAAGTTCGCCATGTCTGAAATAAACAAGCTACAGACCAAAGCCATAACGCAAGGTGTCGCTCATTCCGGAGAAATTAAGACCTATGTAATTCGTGAAGACGGAGCAAGTTCAAATCAACCTGTGGACGCCGCACCCGAACCAGCTCAAACTCCTCAAGGATCAGAGTCGGTTTAAGGTCATTGTATGTGGGAGAAGATTCGGGAAAACCACCTACGCCGTAAATACTTTAATCAAGCAAGCGCTCCTCACACCTGACGGCCTGTTCTGGTACGTCGCACCAACCTACAAGCAAGCCAAGAACATCGCCTGGACAATGCTCCAGCGCTCCCTAAGACAGCTCCCTGAAGAACTGGTCCACAAGGTCAACGAATCAGAACTCTTTGTAGAGATAGGAAACGGCTCGCGCATCGCTATCAAGGGCGCTGATAACGCCGACTCGCTGAGAGGCACCGGAATACACGGCGTTGTCATGGACGAGTACCAGGACACGAAACCCTCGGTATTCGATGAAGTCATCCGGCCGATGCTTACGGACTACAAGGGCTGGGGAATATTCATCGGCACCCCGAAAGGTTTCAACCACTTCTACGACCTATTTACAACACTCGCTCCAAAACGCAACTGGAGCACATACCGCTTTACCAGTTTTGATAACCCGCTCATTGACCCTAAAGAGCTTGAAGAAGCCCGCAAAACCACACCGGAGAACAAATTCGCTCAGGAATACCTGGCAGACTTCAGAAAGCAGGAAGGCCTTGTGTACAAGGAATTCGACAGAGAGAAGCATGTTTACAAGGAGGCCAAGATTAATTCAGCCGAAACCATCCTCGGCGTGGACTTTGGATTTACCAACCCCGCGGCAATCCTGACCATCCTAAAAGACAAGGACAGGCATTATTGGGTGTCAGGCGAGTATTACAAGACCGGACGCACCACAGCCCAGATCATCGAATACTGCCAATCGCAGAAGCCGACCCTGGTATACCCGGACCCCGCAGAACCTGACCGCATTCTCGAGATGGAGAACGCTGGCTTGAACTGCCGGGAAGTCATCAAGGATGTAGCCACAGGAATCGACCGCTTACATGAATTGTTTAAAGCCGGCCGGGTACACATCCACGAATCCTGCACCAATCTCATCTGGGAGCTCGAAACCTACGCCTACCCGGACACCAGGAATATCAACCCCAACGCCCTCAATCGGAATCTCAAGGAAGACCCAATTAAGGAAAACGACCACGCCGTAGACGCTCTCCGCTATGCCCTGTACATGCAGGAGCCGGTAGACGAGCCTTCCACGTATAAACAACCCGCATTTGAGCAAGATTCCCTATATTTTAACGCCGCATAAATGCCACTATCGCAAACAGACAAGGATAAGTTATCGAAACAGCTAAGAGCCGAATACCAGGCAGGCTTGGATTTCCGCATGCAGAGGGAGAAAGCCTGGAAGCTGGCCGAAGACCAGTATTTTAACCGTTCACAGAAGACCCTCAAGGCTCGCTACAACGTGCCTGTGCCGATTGTTCCCGGTTTCATTGAAACCCTGCTCTCAAAGATTGACGACCCGCCAGCACTCAAGTTTCAGCAACGGGAAGAAGCTGACTACAAGGCAACGCTCAAGGTCAACGCTTTCTACCAGGTTGAGTCTACGGCTGAGGATAACGATTGGGATCTCATTGATATCGACGCCAAGAAACAGGCCGCCCTCTACGGCCGGGCAATCAGCAAATTCTACGCGGAATCAGACCCGCAGTACAAATCACATCTTGAAGTCGTGGACGTCTATGACTTTATCGCTGACCCGATTGGCGGCGGACACCTAGAAAACCATCGCTTCGTCCAACAGGACAACATCTTCCGCAGCAAGCAGGACCTGAAGGCGGGATCTGAATCTGGGCTCTACGACAAGAAGGTCGTCGAACAGATTATCAACGCCACCGCTGAGGATGTCATCGTCGACAACGACAACAAGTATCGCTCTAAGCAGTCCCGAATGATGGCTCTGGGCATGGACAACCTGACCTATAACTATGCAGGGCAATCGCTTTACAAGTTCATCGAGGCCGGCACTACATTCAACGGCGTCCGGTACTACGCGCTTTTTAATTACGAAACGGGACTGATAGTCCGCTGCTCCCCGCTAAAGGAAATATTCGCATCAGGTTTGTGGCCTTGGGTTTCATGGGCGACGCACCGGGACATCTTCAACTTCTGGAGCAAATCCCCGGTTGACGACGTCATCCCACTGGCCGACATGATAAAGACCTTGGTCAACCAGGAGCTGGACAACCGCCAGAAGCGAAACTGGGGACAGAGAGCCTATGACCCTGAAGTCTTCTCGGAACCGCAGCAGCTTGAATGGCGTCCTGATGGCCTTGTCCGCATGAAATCAGGCTCCTCGAGAGTCCAGCGTGTTGACCAAGCCGTATACACCTTCGAAACCCCGGAACTGCAGGGAACAATCAACTTTGTTTCTTGGATAGACAACATGCTCGGCCAGAAGTCCGGTGTTACCGCTGACACCCAGGGCACGAGCAAGGAAGACAAGGTCGGCATCTACTACGGCAACATGCAGGCCGTAGCTGAAAGATTTGGCCTCTACAACAAGTCCTACGCAAAAGCCTGGCAAGCCATCGGCCGCAGGTATCTCTGGGGCTTGTTCGAGCACTTGCGCACTCCACAAGCTGTCCAGATCATCGGCGAGAAGGGCAACGAATGGGATGAAGTCGTACGGATGGAAATCAACCCCCGCTGGAACATCAAGGTTGAAGGCGGCAACGCCCAACTGGCCGCTGATGAAGTCAAAAAACAGAAACGGACAGAAGCCTTAGCTCAGCTCACACCGGCTGAACAGGGCATCGTTTCTCCTAGATGGCTGGCAGAGCAGAGATTCCGCAACGCCGAGATAGCCGAGGATGAAATCAAACTGGCGTTCGATACAACCAATGATGCGGACAAGGAGCTGATGTCAGAAGCCTCTATGGCAATCCAGCAGATCATCCAGGGACAACAGCCTAAGGCCAATCGAAGTGCTACGACTGCCTTCATGCAGAAGATCATGGATTACGCTATCGACAACACTGACGGCAACGACGCCTTATTCAGCGCGTTGATGGCGTATGCCGACGCTCACAAACAGATTGTGGCGCAGAACACGGCACGTAAAGCGATGCAGTTGAATGCCTCACAGGGGCTTATCCCAGGCGAGCCTTCGATGATGCCCGCAACAGCGCCAAATACCTTCGGAGGTACGCAATCAAGAAGCCAGCACTTAACTCCCACCGTATGAAAGTCATAACGACAAAGCAAACAACTATCAGCGCGCGTGTCTTCAGGGCGAGCACGGGGCAATATGAAGACTTAGGCGTGATTTATCAGTCAGGATTGCGAGACACAATTAAGAACATCATTAACCGATTACTTTCATGGCTACAGTTTTAACCACTGTTGGAAAGCAGTGGATGGTAGACAAGTTAGATGACACTGTTTCCACCGACCCGGTTTGGGTTGCTTGGGGAACAGGCGCTGGAACAGCCGCAGTAGGCGATACCACGCTTTTTACCGAAGCGTCGGAAGCGCGAGTGTCTGGGACTCAAAGCCAGCCCGCAGCAGACACCAACCGCGTTGTTGCGACAATCACCGCAAACGGAGCGAAGACAATCACCAACGCCGGCAATTTCACTGCCTCGTCTGGTGGAACCTTGATTGTTAAAGGCGACTTCACCGGTATAGTGCTGGCTCTTAACGACCAGATACAATTCACGATAGATGTTCAAATAACCTAATATGTCACAAGCCAACGACTCCATTTTAGTAACACCAGGAAGTGGGGCAACAGTAGCTACTGAGCTTATTAACGGCAAGGAATATCAAGCCGTAGTGTTGGCAGACAATCAAGGTCAAATTCACGGTTCTCTTGAATCCTACTATTACGCCACTCCTACAGTCGCGGTTGGGGCAAGTAAGCTTTATTTAGACATCTTTAATGCTACAGGGTCTGGCAAGATTATGGATATTCGCGGTATCTGGATTATTCCCGCTACGGATGTCGCTCTTACAGGAGCATTGGGTGTGCGTTATGACCTCTATCGCACTTCAGCCATAGGTACAGGGGGAACTGCTGCTGCCTACAAGAGCGCAACCCCAGATGTCGCTGGCGGTAACATCAATCCCGTTGATACCAACAACGCGAACCTTCCTGCGGGGATCACGGCTCGGTGGCTTCCGACTGGTGGGGCTACGATTGCACAATGGCTCTTTGCCACCTACGCTCCAGGCGAAGAAACAGCGACCAGCATGGCCCACATCACTCAATATCAGAACATTGTCCCGGTACTGACGGTCGGCCAAAAACTGACCATACGAGAAAACTCCGGTATCTTAGTTAAACAAGGGACGGTAGCGGCGACAGGTAATACCAAGTTCCTAGTAATCTTCACCTTGGAATAGTATGAGTTTATTAATCTTATTTACGGGAGGCGGAGCAGGTCCGCAAACGTTCTTTCAAACCCTTTCAGTTGTTGAGTTGAGCGTTGTTGGGTTAAATAAACTGTCAACATATTTCCGTACGCTCGCCGTTGTGGAATTATCGGTTGTAGCCTTAACCAGACTTGTTTCATACTTCCGCACTCTTTCTGTAGTTGAGGTATCTGTTCCGGCTTTGATAAGAATAGCTTTGTACTTTAAGACACTATCAGTAAGTGAAACTTCGGTTGTCGCTCTTTCGAGAATCGCTCTATATCTAAGGACTTTATCGGTCATAGAAACGTCCGTCGTAACGCTGAGTACACTTTCAACGTACTTAAGAACGTTGTCAGTAGTTGAAGTATCGGTGGCTACTTTAACAACATCACTAGTATTTCTAAAGACATTATCAGCGACGGCAGTATCGGCAGTAACGCTGGCAACGGTAACGACATTTGTAAAAGCCTTATCAGCGACTGCGGTTGGTGTAGCGACACTTGCCAAACAGACGATTTACGGTGTTGTACTGAGTGTGGTGGAGGTGTCCGTCGCAAGTCTTAGTACAATATCCAGCTTTTTTAGAACACTTGCGGTTACAGAAGTCAGCGTACCTGCACTTTCAACGCTTGCACAATATCTAAGAACCCTCGCTGTAGTTGAAGTGTCAGTAGCTACCCTGTCAAGACTGGCCAGCTATTTCCGAACCTTGTCTGTAATTGAGATGTCAGTTCCAGCATTAAGCAGGACGTCGACTTATTTAAGAACTCTAGCAGTGACAGAAATATCCGTTGCAACGCTGTCTGGGGTCACTGCCTATTTGCGAACACTGGCCGTCACAGCAATATCGGTTGTCACTGTGAGCCGATTCGTAGCGTACGTTAGACAGTTGTCGGTTGCGGGTATAACCGTTACGACACTAGCAACCAGAACTATGCTCTTTCGCACGCTGGCGGTTACCGCAGGATCAATCGCCTCGCTTGCCACGGGACTTACGAGGGTCGTGCGCAAGTACTACACAGCCGGTTTTGCCGCTGCCAAGCGAATGAGGCGAGGAATAGGATTTTAACCCATACCAGTAGTGTCCGGTTAAAACTCGAATAGTTTCAGTTGATTACGCGAAACGGCGTCATCGGTGAACGGGTCGATACCCGCAACTGCTTGTTGCAGGGGGAGTTTCTCGAAGAGCGTCACCGACAAGATCTGTAACAGTGTGTGCAAGGACACCTCGAGCTGGAGTTGCTTCCTGATGATCGCCACGAGGACGTAGACACTGATGGCGATCCAGATTTGTGTGCGGACGGCGTTCTCCGAGGTGCCGTAGAAACGCTTGATTCTCAAATGCTGCTTGATCCACTTGAAAAACAACTCGACCTGCCAGCGACACTTGTACAAGGCGCAGATCGTCAGGGCCGGCAGCGCGAACTGATTGGTCAGGAACACGAGGGTCTTGCCGGTGTCGGCATCGCGATAGCGGATGCGGCGCAGCGGGCGCTGTCAATGACATTGAGACACCACGGGTGACGTAATTAGAGTCGCGCGGCGATCGATCACGCTGACTGCGGAGTGGTCGTCGGCGCCCGAAATCGGGTCGACCTGGAGGTCGTCCGCGGTGACGATCGTCGTTGCTGGGGCATCCTGGCGCGTCGGTGTTTTGACAGGCGGGTTGATCCAGACGGCGGTGGGCAGATCCGCCGGCTGTGGCCGTCCCTTCACGAAGCGCTCGGGATGGGCGGCGTAGGCGGCGGCGAGGACCTGCTGTCGATGCGCGCGCACGGGAGCGGCGTGGCCGAAGTGCACGACGGCGGGCGTGAGAAAGCCGAGCCCGCTGTGTCGATGCTCGTGGTTGTACCAGCGGAAGAAGGCCTGCCCGAACGCGCGCCCATCTTCCAGGGATCCGAAGCGCTCAGGAAACTGCGGACAGTACTTGAGCGTTCTGAACTGCGCTTCAGAAAACGGATTGTCGTTGGACACGTGCGGCCGGCTGTGGGTCTTCGTCACGCCGAGATCGGCCAGGAGCAGCGCGACCGGCTTGCTGCGCATGGCGCCGCCGCGGTCCGCGTGGATCGTGAGTTGGCCGGGGTGAATCGCGTGCTTCGCGCAGGTCTCGGCGATCAACCGCTCGGCGAGGGCGGCGGTCTCGCGTGGGGCGAGCATCCAGCCGACGACATAGCGGCTGAAGATGTCGAGGATCACGTAGAGATAGAAGTACGTCCACTTCGCCGGCCCCAGCAGTTTGGTGATGTCCCAGCTCCACACTTCGTTGGACTGCGTCGCCAGCAGCTCGGGCGCGGCGTAGTGCGGGCGGCGGACCTGAGCGCGGCGCTCTTTGATCTCGCCGGCCGTGTCCAACAGCCGGTACATCGTGCGTGGTGAGCAGAGATAGGTCCCTTCATCGAGCAGGGTCGCATGCACCTGGGCGGGGGCCGCGTCGAGGAAGCGCTCACTATGCAGCGTCTCGAGTACGGTCTGCCGTTCGATCGGATCCAGGGCCCGCGGCGGCGTCGGCCGCGGCGCCGGCGGGCGCGCCGGTTGCCGCCGCCGATACACGGATGCGCGCGCGACGCCCAAGGCATCGCAGGCCGCCGCCGTCCCCATCGTGGGGCTCGTCGTCTCGACGGCCTGCATCAGTCGGTCTCGTCGGACTCGAACGGTTTCAGGGGGATCCCCAGGAGCTCGGCAACTTTCCTAAGAAACTCCAGCCCCGGCCGCCGAGTTCGCGACAAGAGTGAATCCCAATTCGCGCGCGCGCCGGTGCAGGGTGTGGACCACGCGCTGCCGGTATCGTGCTTCGTAGTGAGACGCACCGGGATCGGCGTACGCCAGGCCGAATCGAAGGGCTCGGTAGAACAGGACGGCGAGTTTCCGAGCGGTCGCGGTCACGGCCTTCGCTTTCCCGATGCGGGCGGCCAGGCGCCGATAGAAGGCGCCGAGGGCGGTGTCGGTCCGGCCCACGTTGACGGCCGCGATCCGAAGCAGCGCGGCCGCCCGGTTCGCCGACCGACGCGTTTTCGAGCTGAGTACACGGCCGCCCGAGATCTTGTTGCCGGGTGCGAGGCTCAACCACGAGGTGAAGTGCTTGTCCGTCGGCCATTTGCGCATGTCGTCGCCGCACTCGCCGACGAGTCGTAACACGGTGTAGGGACCGAATCCGTGGATCTGGGTCAGATCGGCGCCCAGCAAGGTGTAGAGCGCAGGCCGCGCCTCGAATCTGGGTTCGTTGCGGGCTTTGGCGTGCCGCACAGACGGGAGCGGATCGCGAGGCGCCTGACGCGCGTCGTTCAATATCGCCAAGATCGCTTCGATTTCAACGTCGCACTCGGCGATCTTGGTCTGGTGCACGTCGTAGATCTCGAGCGCGTGTCGCAGGGCAAAGACGTGCTCAGGCCGATAGTTGCCGGTCAGCGCCTCGCGGATGGTCTCCTCCGAGGCGTGGCATCGCACATCCCGAAATGTCGCCAACTGCTCGGGTGCGTGATTGCCAGCCACGATGGCGCGAATGATGCGCAGGCCCGTGAGCCCCGTGATGTCGGACACCACGTGATGGAGCTGCACGTTCATTTGTATGAGCGCCTTCTGCATCTGTTGAATGTGCGCGGCGGCGTAGTCGACCAGCCGTTCGCGATGGCGCAAATACGCACGAAGGCGAACGACGCCGTCTCGTGGCCGGAAGCTTCCGCGCAGCAGTCCATATTGGTGGAGCTGCTGCAACCACTGCGCATCGTTCACATCCGTCTTCCGGCCGGGCACGTTCTTCGCGTCGCGGGCATTCACCAGCAGCACCTCGAAGCCCCGCGCTTCGAGGATCTCGAAGACAGGAATCCAGTAGACCCCCGTCGACTCCATCGCGACCGTCGTGATGCCGACCGCCTTCAGCCAATCCGCCAACTGGTGGAGATCGCTGGTGAAGGTCCGAAACGTCCGCACCGGTTGGTCGTCCCGGTCGCCGGGTACGGCCACGACGTGAAACGTCGAACCCACATCGAGGCCGGCGGCATCGGGATGGATCGTGGACAGCTGCTTCGATGATCGCGTGCGCGGCTTTGTCCTGGGCATGTCGATAACCTCCTCGGAATGCCCGGGAGCAGGGGTGGCGCAATCGATCACTTTCCTAAACGGGATCGCCGTGAGGGCGTCACCACTATCAAGTGCGCAAGACACCCCCGGACCATGTTTTTTTACGGGTTCGTAAGGACACCAATAAGCTGGCGGCCACTCCCCCCGGGGCGCACGACAGTAGCTGGTTGGGAGTTTCTCGTCCAGCAGGTGGGACGGCCGCGCCGGGCCCGAGAGTTTTTTTGGAACGCGATGATGGCCTCCGCCTTGTCCAGCCGCAACGTCAGGCGCCGATTCTCCTGCTCCAACTTCTTCACCCGCGGATCGACCGCCGTCTTCTTCCGACCGCGTGGTTTGGGCGTCAAGCCGTGCGCGCGCTGGCGGCGCCAGGTCACCAGATGCGACGAGTAGAGCCCTTCGCGGCGCAACAAGGCCCCGAGCTCGCCGGGCCGCTGACACGCGTCCGCTTTCCGCAAGATCTCGAGCTTGTAGGCAGTCGTGAAGCGTCGCCGGACGTGGCGGGCCGGCACTTCGGGGTCGGGCGGCACCGGGGCGACCGCGCGCTCGCCCGTGGGAGACCCTTCGCTACGGGGCGCCTCGCTTCGCTCGTCGCCCCTCCGCTCCGGCTCTCCCACGGGCGACTGGTCTACCAGCATCCTGCGGATCGGGTTCATCAAGGTCCTTGCACCTCCCCGCCCTGCACCGTAATTTCCGATAGGGAAAGTGTCTCAGCTATCTTGGCAGGGAGGGCAGGTGCCCGGGGTAGTGCTTGGCGGCGTAGAAGCCGTTGAGCGCGATGGTCTGGTCGCAAATCAGCCCGCTGCTGCGATCCACCGGCGACGAGTACACCCGTCGGGCATCGAGGTTCCGTTTGGCGCGCGTGACAAAGAAGCCGCCCGCCTGGTCCAGCGCGTAGAGCCGCTCGAAGTCCAGGTAGCCGCGGTCCATGATGTAGAAGGCGCCGGCTTCGATGATGAGCAAGTCCAGGACATTTACATCGTGCAGCGTGCCATCGGAGACGTGAATAAAGGTAGGAATCGAGCCGCGCAGGTCGAGCAGCGTGTGCAGCTTCACGGCGGCCTTGGTGGACCGAAAGGGTGCCCATGGGAACATCGACAGACACAGATCGATGGTTGTGGCATCGAGCGCATAGACGGTATTGGCCAGCTCCACACCGAAGTCCTCGCCGACGTAGAGCGCCCGGGCTTTGACGATCAACCGCTGGGCAAACTCGAAGTAGATCCGCCAGTCGCGCACTTCGTTGGCATCGGCCAACGTCGAGCGCGCCACCGCCTCGCCGATGCCCATGTGGTACAGCTTGCCCGCTTGCGCGGCCAGGCACGCCTCGATATCGCGCAAGCTCTCGCGGTAGGTCAGCTGCGCGAACGCCATGATGCGAAACTGCTCCGCACAACTGAGGGTCCGGATCCGGTGATCGCCGGCGTAGCGATCCACGATGCGATGGAAGGTCTTCCACGGCAGGAACTCCATGACCTGCGCGAACAGCGTCTTGCCAAGATACATGTCGGCTCCGGGTTCGTGAACACCGGAACGCTAGCGCACGTGGCGATTTCCAATTCAAGTCGGGGACACCTCCTGTCGCCCAGAACCCCGCATCACTATTGGCTTTCAAGTCAGTGATCCTGAAATTAACCGGACACTACTGAACCCATACATGAATGCAATTCATCCAGATAGGAGAGGCCGACCAACTTAAAAGCAGGGCATACATCTACACGGTAGATGCTACCGACGGGATCACTCCGGAAACGGGGGAGGGCGGCGGTAGGGCCAAGATTTCCATCAACGGCAACGCGCCAACAAACTCGATAAATACTCTGGTAGCCATTGATACGACCAACCAGCCAGGCACCTACTACCTGCAACTTGCTCCATCTGAGCTCATGACACCCGGTTTTATCTCTATCCGCTACAAGTCTGCCAACACCGCCGAGTTCGTGAACATAGCCCAGATCATAGCTTTCGACCCCTACACCAGGCGCTACGGCGACATGTGGAATGGCGGACCAGACATCGACTACAAGCGAATTCGGAAAATGGTCGATGAGGCCGTAAAAGGAATACCCAAGCCGGAGCAGACCGTAATTCCTGAAACCGATTTGAAGCCGTTTCTAAAGGCAATGGAAGTATTGAAGCAGTCTGTTGACGGGATACGCATTCCTGAGGCTGAGAAAACAGATTTAGGCCCTCTAATCGAGAAGCTCGACCTCACAGGCAAGCGTCTAGAGGCAGCCGTGAAAGCCATCCGGCTCCCGGAGCCTACGCCTACCGACCTTTCACCTGTCCTAAACGAAATCCGAAAGGTTGACGTTCAGCAAACACTGGACGAGATGAAGGTAGTGGTTGACCGCCTGACGGTTGCCGCCGACCTGGTGAAGAAAATGGAGTCCTTCTTTCTGGATGACGTATCCGAGATGCAGGCCAACGTCAGGAAGTTGCTTGATATCCGGTTTGAAGGTGAGGTTGAAACAATGGGTCCCACTTACAAGATGGTTAAGATGCCGATTACGATTAAACCCGTCGCTCCCGTATGAATCCAGAACTCGAACAACTGAAGAAATTGGTTTTAGAAGGCGGGTTTGATAGCGAGAGTATTTCCAATGTGCTAAACTTGGAATATAGACTCCAATCAGCTATCTCCTCCGAGAAGCTGTCCCTCCATCCCGCTATCGTCGAGTACATTTCCTACCTAACGCAAGAAATTGACCGCTGTAAGGTCTTACTCTCCGAACAAGACAATCTGACAGAGCGGGAGCGAATCACGCTGTACGAGCGAAAAGCTCAGGCAAGGAAGTTCCTAGACGTATTCAACCCCGACAAGACCGGTATAGAGGCTGAAATTAAACAAATGCTTGATGTGGCCATTTCAAAGCAATAAAGTCCCACCACTAGTACTGACGGACGACAACGTCATCCTGATTTCGGCCTATCCAAGGACCCGAAAGATATCCATTTCGTACAAGAAGGAGTTCCGCACAGGCAAGTTCGAAGACAACGTCCTTCGCAACATGATGAAGGGGAAGAACTTCGATAAGAACGTCCAGAGTTTCTGTGGAGCTATAGCTAAATTACTTGAACAATTAACCCAATAAACTCATGCGAAGAGCAAAGAAAGTTGTAGCCGAACCAGTAAATGAGTCGGTGAACAGCACCCCGGTTGCAGAAGAGATCAAGGTCGTATCGAAGCTGTCAGCCGATGTTATCGGTAGGGACGGCAATATTGTCCGCACCTATTCCCAAGCTGATCATGGCGAGAACTTCGCCAAGCTGGCCGAGCAGTACGCCTCTAAAATAGGCGGTTCCGTGAGATGAAGAAGCAGACTTATATAGTCCGCATCAAGTTTCCTCGCACCGATAAGGACATGGCGATAATCGCCGTCCAGAACGCCACCAGCAAAAAGAACGCTGTCGAGCATGTCCAGGGCAACCTCCGCTTTTCTGCGGAACTTCAAGACTCCAAGAAATAGTTCCTTCTATTTGAACAACTAAAGACGCTAATTCGTTTGGGCGCTGAGTACTCGCGCCTGAGGTCTGATTAGCGTCTTCCTCGGGCTCGGTTATCTAGCTCCCAATTAGGGAGCTTTTGTTTAGCCGGACAACCCAAAATCGGCTCTTGGCCTGTATTGGCCAACCCAAAGAATTAACCGAAGGACAAACATGTCTGACGTGCCAGTTATCACCGAGGTAGAAGGTGTCAAAACAACTCTACCAGCCGAAGCGGTCGCTGACCTGAAACCAGAACCAGCGTCCGAGCCGGCCAAGGTTGAAGAAACCAAACCGGAAGCTAAACCGGAGAATCCCGCACCTGAGCCCGTAAAGCCGGAACCTGCAAAGGAACCAGTCCCTGAGCCAGTCAAGGATCCTGAAGGGAAATTCAAACCCAAGCCAAAGCCCATTGCCAAACTATTGGAGAAGGCTCACATCGCTGAGGAACGAGCTGCTGCCGCGGAAGCGAAAGCAGCCGACCTTGAGGTCAAGCTTGCGTCAGTTGCGACTAAACCCGCAGCAGAGGCATCAGCTGACATCAAGGCGCTTGCTGAGAAGCACAATATTGACGAGAACGTCCTGGCCGACATAGTCGCCGCGGCACGAGCCGGCGTGAAGGTTGAACTTCCAAAAGAAGTCCAAGATCTTGTCGTCGCGAGAAGAGAAGAGCAGGAACAGCAAGCCGAGATCAGCGCGTTTAATACCCGCGTAGACCGCCTCGCTTCCACGTTCAAGGACGAGCCTATTGGAGAGCACAGGGACAAGCTCCTTGAGCTCGCTTACTCCACAGATAAGGCCCCTGACGGAGAGCCCTACTTCCAGAAAGAACTGGCCGAATTGTATTTCGGCTATGTGAAGCCCGAAATCGAACCGGGAAAGAAGACGGCAGAACCATCGAGAGGTGGAACGGCTGCTTCTGAACCCGTACTAGATTTCGAAGCTATCCAGAATGACCCCGTAGCCATCGAGAAGATGGACGACGCGACATTCAAGAAGTTCTCAATCTGGATGCAAGAACACCAAAAGGGTTCGCCAATGCAGCGAGCCAAATAGAGGCAAAACGGGGCTAACGAAATATTAACCCCACCCATATAGCAAACTCACTATCAGCGTCATTCCCAACGATTTGGGCCAGAGAGATGCAGGAGAAGTTCTGGACAAAGAACGTCTTCCGCCCTCAGGCCAACTTCCGATTGGAGTCTGACCTTCAAGTCGGCGACACCGTCAAGCGAGTATATCGTTCGGCCACTGTCCCGCAGGACTACACCAGGGGTACTGATGTCATCTTCCAAGATTTGACCGACACGGCCGAATCTTTGGCCGTTGATAAGACCCCGGTTATTCCGTTCTACATCGACGACCTCGACGAAATTCAATCGAACTTCAACGAGCGAGCTCGATATACCGAAGACACCTCAAACCAGATGACCAACATCATCAACGGTTGGTATCTGGCGGAAGTCGCCAACGCCACATCCACAATCGACGATGCTTCCTTTGGTGGCACATCTGGCAACGGAGCCACCATCACCACTGCCAACATCCAAAAGATGTTCGCCCTGGCCCAGAAGAAGCTCGGACGATTGAACACCTGGTCTGACGGCGGCGCGTTCGCAAACCTCACCCCAGATGTTTACCAAGTCCTGCTTGAATATCTTGCAGGCAAGGAATCCGCCTTGGGCGATAAGACCGGAGAAAACGGCCATGTCGGCCGCTATTACGGTTTTGATCTCTACGTCTCGAACGGTTCTTACTGGACTGGCCGGCTAAACCTCGCCACCCAGCCGACCAACACCGACACCCTCGTTTTCAATGGCGTCACCATCACGTTCGTTTCTTCCATCGGTTCTACCGCTGGCAACGTCTTGATAGGCGCAAATGTGGACGCAACCCGTGTCAGCCTGGCTGCCTTGTTTAACGCGCCAGGAACCACAAACTCGACCCAGGTTGCTCTCTCTGCGGAAAACCAGGCCAAGTTCTACGGTGTCACGGCCACTGATGTCCCAGGCTCCGACTGGATGAACATCACCTACCGCGGCGCGGGCGCGCCGATTGTTTCGGAAACCCTGACCGATGCCACTGATGGCTGGTCAACAACCCTTTGCATGTCCCAACTCATGTTCGGCGTTAAAGGCGCAGTTGACATGGTCATCCAGAAGAATCCAACCGTTCAAGTTGAGAAGGCAGAAGCCAGACTGGGCCACAAGGTAATTCCTTACACCCTGTTCGGCAAAAAGACCTTCGCTGACGGAGCCAAGAAGCTCGTCAACGTCAAAGTCAACACCTTCAACTACGTCTAATCCTTAGCACGTAGAGAGAGCTAATTTCTTTTAGCCCCTTCGGGTAGGCAGGTCAGACCCGAATCTCCTTAATTAACGGTAAGAGCCCGCATTTTAAAACAAGAGCGACTCATACCAACTAGGACATTTCATGTTCAACCGAATTATTCAAATCATCGGTTCACTGCTTGCCTCTTTTCTTAGGACCGGCAGTGGTTCTGGACACGTCTTCTGGGTCAAACTAGCGACGGCCACGAATTACGCAGCGTTCCACCAAGAACACTACACCGTCTACGAGAACGGCAAGCCGTCTGTATACAACACTATTGTCGACGCAATAGCTGCTGCTACCGATAACGCCGGCGATGTCATCTATGTTTCCCAGGACTACACCGAGACCCGCGCAACCGCTATCACCGTCGACAAGATTGGCGTGTCGATAGTCGGTTTGGGTTCAGGTACCAAGCGCCCGACCATTACCGGCAACGGAACGATTGATGTCATCAACGTCACAGCCGCAGGCGTTACCATTGAGAATATCCGCTTTGCAGCTCCGCTTACTGATGCTCAGACTTCTGACATCAACGTAGCCGCTGCTGGCTGCACCATCCGGAACACCTGGCATCTTGGTTCTGTAGCGACCGAGAACAAGACTGACATAATCACTATTGCATCAGGTGGTGATGACCTGCTCGTTGAGGGTGTAGAAGCCTACAACGTCACGGTTGATTGTGTTTCCTGGCTCTCTCTTGAAGCCGCTGTCGCTCGACCGAAGATCCGCAAGTGTTACGTTCAAGGCGCCTTCTCAACTGGCGTCTTGATGGATGAAGCAACCGCAACTCTCGCATTGGTAGAGGATTGCGTATTCAAGAACACCAAAGCCGCCACAGCCGTTGTGACATTCACAACCGGCAATACGACTGGCGTATTCAATCGAGTCGCCATCTCAGGCCGCCATACCACATTGGCCTCCAACGTGGTTGCCGGTACTGGAATGGATTTCTTCGATACAAAGGCAACGGAAGAAGCCGGTACCAACGGTATCGTTATTCCTGCCGCAGAAGCCGACTAATAGTTGATTTCTTCTCCTGCCCCTTTATGGGGGCGGAGTGAAGCAATTAACAAATACACATGGCAGAACCAATCAATTTCAAGTTCGAGCATGGCAGCAAAGGCTCAATCGGAGCGACAGCCTTGCAGATGACGACACTCAATTTCGAGTGCCAGCGGGGAGTTGTTGTAAAGGCCGCAGCCGGAAACTCCGGAAAGGTCTACGTCGGCAATTCTGATGTCACCGCGGACTCAGCCGCGGCTACAGACGGCTTTGAGCTGTCCGCAGGCGAGGCCGTAACCCTCGAAGTCGACAACGTCAACAAGATTTGGGTCATCGGTTCCGCAGTGAGCCAGAAGGTCTTTTGGCTGACCGTCTAGCAATTAACTTTCAACTTCATGCCAGGATTCTCAGGGGGTAGTGGTTCCGGCCCCACAAAAGCAGGAATTCAAGATTCGACATATACCTACGCGGCAGACGCAGAAGCCTCTGACGCATACGCCATAACGCTGTCTCCGGCTCCTGCAGCTTATGCCGCTGGCCAGATGTTCCATTTCAAAGCTAACACGGCCAACACGACCGCTGCGTCTTTGAACGTGAACGCCTTGGGTGCCAAAACAATCAAGAAAGAACACGACCAGGATTTGGAAACCGGTGACATTGAAGTCGGCTCGATTGTGTCCGTCCTTTACGACGGCACGAACATGCAGATGCTTTCCCAGATTGCAGCGGCTCTAGCTCTTGACGCTGACGTTGTTCACGACACGGGCAATGAGACCGTTGATGGGATTAAGACCTTTTCTTCCGACCCGCTGATTCCTGACGAGGCATACGGCGTTGGCTGGAATGGCGTCCTTGAACCTCCAACGAAGAATGCCGTTTACGACAAGATTGAAACCATCGGTAATGCCCCGACTGTCAAGAATGCCATTCTGCAGATGATTGACATCGATTCTGGCGTTATTGCATATAAACAAATCACGGGAAACACGACTGCAAAAGTCTTTAAGGTTATTCTTCCATTCGGAATTACTGTCAATAATATCGCAATCCGAACTGGTACCACTGTCTCTACTGCTGGCACTGTTAAGATTGCGGTCTTCTCTGAAGATGGAACTACACAGCATATCAGCGTCACCAGTCCTTCACTGGCAGCTACCTCAACCCTATACAACACAGCTGTCAGTGCTGTTGCATTATCGGCTGGTGTTTATTATGTGGTCCTCATTCCTGTCGGAACATGTGACGTCACCTTGACCAACATGAATTCTATGAACGGTATTGACTATACCCCGTCCGGTAAGCAGGTGTTGCGTGGCACCCTGACCGTTACCGCTGATACAATGCCGGCAACTATTGACCCGACAGCCGTTAGCTTCAGTGATACCTTTGGTATAACGTTTATGCGGCTTGATAACTAACAACTACATTGTGGAAGCGGTGAGCCTAACATACCGACTGACAAGGTAGTCCACGTAACGCAATTAGATAAGTGAACATGACCGACCCGGAAATTCTCACCCAATTTGAAGGACTGATTGATGACACGTTAGACCAGACGCTGGAGATTCAGCTTGCCAACACGGCCAAGAACAGGTTCGAGCGGGAACAGAAGCTCTTAATCCACCAAAAAGAGCGAGCTACCCAAACGACTACGGCAGGCCAGACCTACACGACCAGCTACACGCTGGCAGCCGACTTCCGGGCCTGGGTAAACCTATACCGAGGCACAACCCTCCTGCATCCGGTTCCTTTTGCCAAGCGGGTCTCACATCGCTCGAGCCCCGACCGGTTCTGGACCGACCACCGACAGTCTAAGTTCTATCTGGCCGGCACGCAGGGCGTTGCGGAAACCCTGACCGAAACCTACATCTACAAGACCGACGATATTTCTGCTTCCACCGTATCTTCCGCCGCAACCACGCTTACCTGGCCGTCCGAGTTCCACGCTCTATTGGCTTACGAGATGGCAAAGGTCTATTACGCCATTGATGCGGGCGATAAGTCGAGAGCCTGGGATGACCGCTGGGAAGCCCATTACGCTATCCTCCGCAAAGCTTTCATCGACTGGGATGCTGACCTCAAGCTCCAGGAGATGGACGGCTCGGTGCTTCTGGATGACAGCCTCCAATCGGAGAACCGAATTAACTAGCCATGAATGCTCCAATTCCAAGTATCAGATTTTTCATACGGGACGATTGACACCGTCGAAGACCAGTCCATTCCCAATGGAGCAGCTTCACGCTCCCTCAACTGGCTGACACTAGGCGACAGAATCGAGCTGAGGCGGGGCCTGGACTTGCTGGGAACTGAGAATCTTGGAACCGGAAGCATTGATGGCTTGCACGTCACGCAGAAAGCGGACGGGACGCAGATTGCCTACCGCAAACGAGGACGGAAGCTCGAATACTACGACACCGCTACTGAGGACTGGGTGGAAGTCGGCACCAATCTGTTTCCAGCCGCAGCAGAAACCGATGAATGCTCTTTTGACAACTACGCTTCTTTAGCCGGCGCCCAGATGTTTGTCTGTTCCCCGAATGCCGGGCCGTTCAAGATAATGACGGCCAATCCCGGCAGCTACACCGACCTGACCGACGCTACCAAAAACTACCAGGGGCGAATCAAGATCAAGCAGAACCGAATATTCCTCTGGGGCCGCACCAAGGACAAGACCGGAATTTATGGAAGCTACATCGATGCCGCCGCATACACCACCGTTTCGGGCGAGGCGACGACATCCCTTTCAGGAACTCTGGCGTTTAAGGCAGCCGGAGCCGTAAGGACGTGCTTCGCTGTTGAAATCACGATTACCGCCTCAGGCGAGGTCTACACGGACAACTACAACGGCGTTCTGACTGGTTCGCTCGGAGGAACCGGAACCATCAACTACACCTCAGGGGCCTACACTTTATCGAATGCCGGAGTCGGCACCGCGAGCTACCAATGGGAGAACTCGAACAACACCGGAATCACCGACTTTACAAAATCAACTCCACGCACGGCCGGGCAAGGCTTCGTTTTTAGACAGGATGACGGCGGAGGAAGCGCACAGTTTGTCGCCACCTACGACGACGCGGAATTCTGCCTCCATGAGCTCAAGACCTGGAGGCTGACCCTGACCTCGACAGACACCGGAGCCACGAACCTCATCTACCGAGACAAAGTTGGTATCCCGAACCACCGGGCAGCCGTTGCCACGGGGAACGGCATTTACTACATCGACGACACGGACGAAGCTGACCCGCAGTTTAGGCTCTTGACCTTAAATCAGCTTGGCACTGATGTCCTCCCTCTTTCAATCTCCAAGCGCAAGGCTAAGAATGGCGCGGCTTGGGGAGTAAAGCTGTCGGACTACCGTTTTGAGAAAGCCGTCGCCCACGAATGGGGCGAGTACATAGTCTTCGCCTGCCGACATAAGGATTCGACGAACAACAACACAATCATTACCTTTAACAAATTGACCCAGGTACTGGATAAGCAGGACATCTCTGCAAGCTCCTTCGCTACCTACAACGGCACGCTTCTGGTCGGGGACAGTGTTTCGGACAACGTCTACGTTGGCTTCTCAGGTTTCGATGACGACGATTCCGTGATTCCGAACTACTGGGAAGGAAATCTCTCTCCGCTGGATGTCCAGGAGCTCAAGAAAAGCAAGAAGTTCGTTGTCCAGGGGCTCATTTCCCCCGAACAGATAGTCAAGGTCTACATCGCCGTGGACAACGGCGGCTACACGCTGGTAGGCACGCTTAACGGGACGGGAACGTATGTCGACCGAGGCCAAGCCGTGAACGTTGGCTCAAGCACAATCGGAAGCCGTGAAATCGGAGGCGGCGGCGACGGGGTATCGGCTTACAACTTTGAAAAGGCGCTCAGCCTCTCCCTCGACAAGTTCTACCAAGCCAAGGTGAAATTCGAGGCCACTGGGATAGGCTACGTATCCATAAACAAATACCGCTGGTTCGACATCCGACTCAAAGGAGCAAAGATAGTCGCCAAATATCGATGATTAACCCTCATACATGACCGCAATACCCAAGCTCGCCGCGCTGTTTGAAACAACGCTCGCCAATAAAATCACTTCATCGGCCACAACCATGACTTTGGTTACGGGAACAGACGATGCCGGGACTACCCTATCCGGTATCTACGGCTTTGTGATTGACGAAGGCACCGCCTCAGAAGAATTCGTCCTAGGCACGGTAGCAGGAACGGCCGTCACCGGAATGAGTCGTGGCCTTGACCCGCAGACCGCAACAACCGAAGTTGCAGCTCTCAAAAAGGAACACCGCCGCGGAGCCACAGTTAAGATCAGCGACTACCCGATTCTTGGCTATATCCGAAACATCCTGGCCGGCGAGAGTGGCTGGACCCTGCCGGCTCTCCTGAAATATGCTTCAGGTATTGTTCCGGTATCAGGTGATGACATCGCTGACAAGGCTTATGTCGACAGCGTCGTGGCCGGCATCGCCACAACGGTCAACCTGCTCGTTCCTGGCACTGCCGGCGAAACCGTCGCCGCAGGAAACCTGATCTACTTCGACGACACCGACAACGAATGGAAGAAATGCGATGCTGACACCGCTGCAACCGTAGAAAATGCTTTACTGGGTATCGCCCAGGGAGCCGGCACTGATGGCAATAGCATCAACGGTGGCGTGCTTCTCAGGGGCTTGGACGCCAACCAAAGCGGCCTGACAGCCGGGGCTATTTACTACGCCAGCAATACGGCTGGCGGGATCTCGAGCAGCGCAGGGACCCAAGAGGTCACGGTCGGCTTTTCATACTCAACAACCCAACTATATTTCAACCCCCGCTTCAACCAGCAGCTGACTGAAGACCAGCAGGATGCCCTTGCGGCAACAACGACTCCCGCCTCTGGTAACAAGTTCATCACCCAAAAAGACCTTCAGATTGGAGCAGAGAAATATGCCGCATCAGCCGCGGGCACCGACACCTATGCAATCACCCTCTCTCCTGCTCCAGCAGCTTATGTCAACGGTATGGTGGTCAACTTCAAGGCTGACGTGGCCAACACTGGAGCCGCAACGCTGAATGTCAACAGCTTAGGAGCTGTGGATATTACTAAATACCATGATGTAGCATTGGCTACTGGAGATATTGAAGCCAACCAGATAGTCACGGTCATCTATAACTCAAGCACCGCGAAGTTTCAGATGGTCAGCCAGATAGCACAGGCTCCTGCCACAACCTATAAGAACGGCCAAACGACCAAATCAGACGGTGACGCCGATGCCGCAACAACCGTTATTGCTCACGGTCTAGGTGCTACGCCGAAACGGGTTCGTATTAGGTGCCGCCTTACGGCAAACAGCAGTCAGTATGGCTCCGATGGCTTATATGACTCTACTAGTCAGAATATGGAGTATTTCGTCAGCGCCGTGACAGCGTTCAGCGGTCAGGTCTCAAGCAAGATTGCTCAACTCCACAAAGACGATTCCAACAAACAGGTCGGAACGCTGACGGTAGACGCTACCAACTTGACAATTACGTGGGCGAAGACCGGTACACCGAACATCGGTACTTATAACATCACGTGGGAAGCAGAAACATAAACTTAATCCACATCAATGGCATCCTCTCTCCAACACACGTATCCAGGATATCTGCTGCAAGGAAGCAGTCCACAACTGCAAGGTTCTAAGTCAATACCGACGCTGGGATCTTCGAAATCATCGCCAAAGAGACAGGGCAAGGTTCTTGGCGCGTCCACCGTAAAACGGTATACAGCACCGCTACCAGCAGCTCCACTGCCTCCTGCTCCACCATCACTCCTTCCGCCAGCGCCTCCTGTCGTCACGCCGACTCCGCCCGAGGCTCCACCGCAAAACGTATCCCAGCCAGTACCTGCACCGGAATACAAAAACCCGATTGACGAATACTACGAGAGCCTGGACAGGACTGCCCCTACTGGGGATGAACAAGCTGATATCCGTCTACAAGCCCAAAAAGACATGCAGGCGTACATTGATGCTGTCAATAACCAGTACGCTGGATTGCTCGCCCGTGAACAGCAGCTTGGTGAGAATAGGTCTGGACAGACCAGGGCAATCAACGCCCGCGGCGGATTGGCGGGATCTGACTTTGGTCAATCGAACCTCGTCGAAACAGAACGCTACAACCAAGAAAACGTAAAGGCCTTGGAAGCTGAAAGGCAACTGAAACTGCAGGAGATCAACGGCAAGATTGACCAACGGGCACGGGACGAAGTCGCAGCCCAGAAAGCCAACGCTCTGGGTAATGCTGACAAGTACATCGGCCGGCTCGCCATCAACCAGGAATCAGCCCGAAAGGATTTGGTCACCGCTGCGAAGTCAGGAGCCAAGTACGACCCTGAGAAGCTGGCAGCACTCCAGAAGCAGACCGGTTATGACCCTTTGACCTTCGAATCAATCTACAACGCCAACAAGCCCCAGCCTGAATACCGAGCTCCGGTACAGCTGAAAGATGGGACTCTGATTATGACCGACAAACAGGGCAACGTGAAGAACCTCGGCAAGTACGACCTGCCGGACAGGCACAAGTTCATGTTTGCCCCTGATGGCACCCCGTTCGTTTACAACGAGGATACCGGGGAGGCGAAGATAGCTGAAGGCTACCACCAAGGTCAGTTCGCCAAGTCTACCGCACCGAAGGACAGCAGGACAGCAACCCAAAAGGAATACGAGTACGCCATCGGCCAGGGATTTGGAGGTTCTTTCCTTGACTACAAGGAGCAGGTCGCCAACCTGGACGACGCCGATGAAGATGACCTATCGTGGCTCGACAACCTTGGCGAAGAAGACTAATCCCCACATGAATGGCCTTCAATCTTCAGTTAAATAATGTAGCTTCTAAACTTCCCGCCTACGAACTCTCCCCGGAACAGAAAGCCCGCGCACAGGCGGTAGCCACTCGGACATCAACACTGGCACCCAAGGTCAAGGAAGCATTCAAGAAGTACGTGGTCCAGCCTGCCGTACGTGGCATTGGATCTTTAGTCGCGGAGGTGAAGGGATCCCCCATCCAGCCAAAAGGCAAGGTCGCCCAAACTTTTGCCGGCTCTGAATCCATTCAACCCGTCAGCACCAAGATTGACCATGGCATCAAGAAAGGCCAGGAAGTCGCCAAGCAATTCGAAACCGGCGGCGAGCTTGACCAGAGCTTGATGGCGAGAGCCGAACGAATCGCCCTGAAAACAACCGGCGGGACAATCGGAGGCCTTGCAGTCGGCCTTGGTATCGCGGCAGACATCGTGCCTGGCCTCCCCGGCAAGAAGAAGATCATAAAAGAAGGTGCTGAGATAGTCGGTAAGAAACTCTTGAAGGAAACAGGCCAAGAGGTCTTGCAGGCGAGCGAAAAGAAACTGGCTCAGAACGCGGTTCAAGCGGTAGTACCCACACCCGCCAAGGTTGCCCTCAACACAAAGACCTTGAACATCAAGCCCGCAGCCTCGAAGAAAATCGAAACGGCTGTCGACACTATCAGACCAGAACTTGAAGCGATAAAGGGTGCACCTCTCAAGCACGAAGAAATAATCGAAGCCGCCAAGACCTCCCAGATGACCACCAAGGTCATCACCAGGGATGAAACCGAACGTGCCGTAGCCGCAACCCTCAAGGCTAGACAGCACCTGGCTGCGGCCGCCCAAGGCAAGGGTCTTTCGAAAGACTTTTTGAACGCTGTTGAAATCGTTCACTCCCAGGCCGCTGATGCTGGACGTAGACTGAACGCCTTTGGTATTGGCGCTGACCCTGAGCTCGACACCATCAAGACTCAGCTCGTCGCTAAGCTTAGGAAATTGGATATCGATACCGACGAGATTCTGAAAGCTGGCAAGAATATCGACTGGACGAACGAGCGCCAGGTGACGGAGTTCTACCGGAAGTTCGTGAAGCCGGGCTTCATGGAGCAGCTGGACGAGTACCGCTACATCAACATGCTCTCATCCCCGAAGACCCACATCGTCAACACATTTTCGAACCTGCTCCAAACCGTGGTCGTCAACCCTGCCACAAAACTCGCTTCAGGGGTCATCGACAACATCGCCTCAAAGCTCACAGGAAAGCAGCAGCAGCACTACATCGCCGAAGTGCCTGCATATGCCAAGGGAGCGATAAACGCCATTCCTGACGCATTTTCTGACGCCTGGAAGGCTCTTAAAGGCGAAGTAATGATTGAAAGGCCGGACGTTGCCCGAATACCTACCGGCAACAAAGCACTCCAGGCCGGCCGACGGATCACGACCAATGTCCTGGAAGCCTCTGACCGTCTGTTTAGAGGAATCATCAAGGCTGGGGAACGTGAATCGTTGGCCTTGAAGTACTCGAAGATGGGCAAGAAGTACACGTCCGACACTCTCGAAAAGGAAGCGGCGGAAGCCGGCGAATATTTCGTCTTTAGAAAGCCTCTTGACCCGTCCAATAAAACCGGGCAGGGCGCGCTCCTTTCCAAAATCGACAACCTCACATCCGGCGTCTACAAGCTGCGGGATGCCGGTTTGGGCTGGTTTATCCCGTTCGTCCAGACGCCGATGAATATTTTCAAGCAGGGAATCGAATATTCCCCGGCGGGCGTCCTGACACTGCCGGGCGCAAAGAACAAGATCCAACAGCTCGGCAAGGCCGCTGTCGGTTCAACCGTGTTTATGGGTGCTGCCTGGCTTGCGAATGAAGGGGATGCAACGTGGGCTGCGCCTACCAGTGAAACGGACAAAGCCGAATTCTACGCAGCAGGGCGGAAGCCTTACGCTATCCGAATCGGCGATAAGTGGATCAGCTATTCACGGTTGGGTCCCCTGGCCTTTCCGATAGCCATGGCCGCCGCTTGGAAACACTATACGAAGGACAACCCCAAAGCTACAGCGCAGACACAACTCGAACGGTCAACAGCCGTCCTCACCGGCATAGGCCAGTTCTTCGCTGACCAGTCGTACATGGAAGGAATAGGTAACTTTATAGACTTCGCCCGCGGCGACAAGTCAGCCCTTGGCAAGATCCCTGCCGACCTCACCACGCAGGTCATTCCGTTGTCATCACTCCAGCGCTGGATCAACAACCTGACTGACGACGTGTACCGAAAGACCGACCATGAGCTGACTGTTGATTCCATCATCCAGAACGTCCGCAAAAGCCTTATCGGCGGGACCAGGGGATTGCCTGCTTACACTGACTCGGAAGGCAATCCTTCAAGACGCCCAAAGCCGATATTCAATTCCTTCAGCCCTGTTGAAGCCAGCCCCGTAGACGAAGAGCACGAAGCCGAGTTCCGAGACCTCCAGGATATCAGGCGATTCTCCGCTGAGACGAACAAGCGGAAGGATGACGTGAAAGAGCAGGCCGAAGCGCTTTATGAGGAACTAAAATCCACCCCAGCCGCGGAACGCCGGGCAAAGGTGGAAATGCTGGATAAGGAAGTCGTTAAGGACCTGAAGAACGTCGCCAAGCAAAAACAGGTGACTTCCTCATTCGAGAAAGCCCTAAGAGGTCAGAGCAACGAAGTCCGCGCTAAGGCTCTGGCTAAGAAGCTCAAGAGCATGCCGGCCGGCGACCGAAAAGCCTACGTGGCCGGATTGCTCAAGCGCAAAGTCATCTCGAAAGACACCCTCAAAGCGTTAAAGAAACAGGCCACGCATGGTGCAACGAACAGTATCGAAGTTAAGTTTTAAGTAAGCGCCTATACAAGTATTCGGCGGCATACCAAATCAGATTGCTCATGACCCATACGCCCGCCAAGAACACTAAACCATTCAAGAAGTTCATATTACCCACACCCTACGCCTCGCCTAAATTAACCGTCAACATAGTTATCCACAGATGGAAGAATCCCAGCAACAAAATCGACGAAGTATCGAAGACCATGACCTCTTGATTCGATTGGACGAGAAGGTAGGGTCGTTAATTGAGAAGGTCAACAAGCTTACCGACGACCACGAAAACCGCATTTTGCATCTTGAAAACTGGCGCTGGTATCTGATTGGTATTGCCTCAGCGGCCGGTACGCTCGCTGGGATCTTTGGCCCGCGCCTGTTTGGCAATTAACCCCACATGAATGCCAGATGACATCACAAATCATGGAGTATTGTTAGGCCGGAACCATACCGACTTTGTAGCCGGCGAGCTTGTTGGTGTCCTTCCATATGAAATCCGCAACACTTCCGGAAACTGGAAGCCATATAGCATCCGCGAAGAGGTTCAGCGCAACGCGAACGGCGACACAATGGCCTGTGTCTCGTTTTCAGCCAACAACGCCATCGAAATGCAGATCAAGTACCAGACGGGAGTTGAAATTAACCTCTCTGACCGCTGGCTTGCCAAGATGTCGAACACAACCCCTTACGGCAACTGGCTTGACGTCGTTGCCAACACCCTAAGGACATTAGGAGCTGTGGAAGAAGCCGTTTGGCCAGCACCACCCGACTACACCTGGCAGACGTATTACTCGAGTATCCCGGCTGACATCCAAGCCAGGGGTGCTGAGTTCTTGAAGAAGTGGAACATCGCCTACGAGTGGGTGCCAGTCAGCCCTGAGAGCATCCGCCATCACCTGAAGCACGCGCCTCTGCAGGTCATCCTTCCAGGCCACGCTGTGGTCCAAATTCTCAACGAGGCGGACATGATGGAGTACTTCGACTCCTATGAGCCATTCATTAAAAGGAGGGCTCAAAATGCGATAACAGACGCACTAAAAATAGTATTAACCCCAAAGGAATACACTATGGCAAAGGTTCTCAATGACAACGGCACGATTCGGGTCGAATTCGGATCAGGACCGTCAGGTTTCAATATCGGTATTGCCTCATCGAGCCTGTTTCAGCAGATCCAGGCATCCGGTGAGCCGATTCTCGTCCAGCCAGCCAGTACACCAGAGCGTATGACGCTTTCTGACGGCACAATCCTTCACCGTAAATAGGACTGTTGATAACTGAAACTGTCCGTCTTCGTTTACTGGTGTCTTCCCGTCCTTGACCGAAGCATTTCTCAGTTTCATACTTAATCTGCTAGCACTTTTTAGGCTCCGTTAGGTTTTCCTTTTTTCCTGGCGGAGCCACCTTTCCTCCATGTCCTGCTCTGATTGCCAATCCCCACTTGTTCTTTCAGAAGGTTGCTCCAAATGCCCGAATTGCGGGTATGCAGTTTGCGAAACATAGAGACTCCGACTCCTGGCCGAGAGGCTTGGATCAAAATCAAAACACTTCTAGTCCACAAACATCTGGGCTAGGAGTCAGGGTCTTTAGAATTCACAGCTCAGATATATAGGAGAATCGATAATAAGCACCAAGCTAATTATCGACATTGCGTATCGACAGCTGATGCAGGTTCTATATAAACAAGCTCGTATGGCTGGCAGCGTTCTCCGCCATCACACTTCTGTTTCTGTTCCCCGGAGCTGCCGCCCAAAATCTGTCTAGTGCGTCAACAAATTATTCATTTCTTGCAAATGCCGGATTTCTCTTAAGTGAAAACGTTATCTACAAGCCGCTATTTACCGTCGATAAACGTCATGTTGCAGCTGTTCAGCCAGGAGTATCGAATACAGCGACCGGTACGAACGTTCGACCTTACTCTCGTGAAGAAGTCATTGCTCTCATCGAGCGATATTCAGAAGCGTACGGCATCCAAGCCGACAATCCGCTTCGCATCGCGTTTTGTGAATCTGGATTCCGCTGGGACGCACAGAATCGAAGTTCGACTGCTTCCGGCGTCTTTCAATACTTAAAGGGCACTTGGGCTAATACCCCCGAGGGAAAACAAGACCTCAGTCCATTTGATGCCGATGCAAACATCAGAGCCGCTATCAGGCACATGTCTGTCCACGGATACGGAGCCTGGGAATGTAAATAGAAATGCAACTTCCCGCCTGGGTCACCATCGACAATCGAATCCCATTCATCACCAAGGCAACAATCCTCCTGCCGTGCGACATCGAGCATGTGAACCTAGATGTTCCGCTCGACCCAACCGTTCCTACCATTAACTTCACCTAAATGGATTACGTCTCTTTAGCTATCACCGCGGCCATGGTGTCGCTTGTGGTGCAGATTATTAAGAGCACCGTCGGCACTAGCCGATTCTGGACTATTGGTGTCCTTATTGCTCTCTCTCTTGTTGGCGGAGGTGTGTACTACCAACTCCACAATACCGCCCTTTGGGAAGCGTGTCTTGAAGTCTTAGTGTTTGCGAACGGTATCTACAGCTTCCTGATTAGGCAATTCGAAAATGCCTAAATGCCAGAAGGCGTCATGCCGGCATCTGCCAACGATGTCGCCCTCGCAGTTCACTGAACACATCAGAAAGCACAGGCGGCCGATACGAAAGAGTTACCCGACACAGAACAAATGTCCGAATTGCGGGAAGGTTCTCGCTTATTCGTTTCAGCACTTCAATGGTTGCTCATAGGGACGCTACCTGGAGTTGCCTAACGGCATCTCGGGAGAGTGTGGCAGAGCGGTTGGTAATTGCCGGCTCTGCCCTCCAGGTAGTGCCTCTTTGAAACCTGACTCTAGACCTCCATTCACACAACCTTGGAGATTTAGAGCTGTATTTCAAGGAGGAGAACATCGTGAATAAGCCCCTGCCTGTCATCTACTGCAAGTCCTGTTATCTGACCCAGGACTTCCGAGGCCAGACAACCTGTATCCACTGCGGGAAGACGCTCAGCAACTGGAGCGTAGCGTCCCAAATCGCAATCCAGGGCAAGGCGGAACACACCAACGCCCAGAACTGAGGTGTCCCATGGACTTTGGGGACATCACCATCAAGTGCCTGGTCTGTACGGGGGACTTCTTTAAGCCCTCAAGCCAGCATATCTGCGCCAGGGAATGTAAGCCCCATCAGCACGTAGACATTTGCGACACCTGTCAAAAGTTATCGATGAGAAGTTTCGACAGGCAACTGGAGCGCTTCAGGTACATCCGGGTTGAAGACGAAGGAGGCGATTGATGCGGGCAAGAGAACTGCGGATGACTTACCGGCCTAAGGCCGACCCAATGTTCCGGAACTTCTATCTGTGTCCTTTCGATTCCACCAGATGGGAAGACTCGGCTGACTGTATGTGCAATGACCGGTGCCCGACTTGCAACGCCGAAATCGAACCCTACAACAGCCACAACGAACAGGAGTGTATTGAGATGATTGTGAAGATCACGCCCAATGACCGCAACAATCCGCCTGGAAAGTTGGCGGATGCAGAACTGCACTTCACGGAAGGCGCCCTGGAAGGGTTGAAGCTCATCGGCTTCGGAATCTGGGAGCGCCGCACCGGAGGCGGGCGCAACGTCACATTCCCGGCCCGCCAGTACTCGGTTAACGGCGAACGGCGAAGTTTTGCACTTCTCCGTCCCGTTGCCGACGCCACCGCACAAGAGCGCGTCCGGGATCTGATCCTGGAGGCATACGCAGAGTACGAAAACAAGGCGGCGGAAGTCTGATGCACCGGCCACGTGACAATCTGTTAGGAGGAACTTGATGGAAGGACTAATGGTCCATGCCGGAGCGAAGAAGTTCGGCAGGCAAGACCTACTGGCGCTGCCGACACCGGACCCCACCGACACGCACCGACCAATCGCCCATTCGGCGATTATCCAGGCCCTCATCGAGAGCCTGGCCTACCGCAACCTCGAAGTCGTCCGCGACGAATACGCCCTGACCCCCGACAGTATGCGAATGTTCGGCTTCCTCGAAATCAACCTCGAGGAATCCGGCACACGCTTCGCCCTGGGGGTCAGGAACTCGCACGACAAGAGCTTCGCCCTTGGCATCACCGTCGGCTACAGGGTCTTCGTCTGCGACAACCTCGCGTTCCATGGCGACTTCATGGCCGTGTCGCGCAAGCACTCGAAGAACGTCGACATCCAGGAAGTCATCGCTGTCGGCGTCGACAGAGCACAGCGGCACTTCGAGCCGATGAAGAAGCAGATCAACGCCTGGCAGGGACACGAGCTGCCGGACATCCAGGCGCGCAACGTCATCTACGACGCTTTCATCGCCGGCAACCTTGACGCTCCACGGCACCTGGCAAGAGTGGTTCACCAGAACTACTTCGAACCGGAAGTCGAAGAGTTCAAGCCCCGCACGATGTGGAGCCTCTCGAACGCCTTTACGTCGGCGTTCAAGAAGCTTGAGCCGGTACCTGCGATGCAGGCTACTGCCCGCCTCGCCGCGTTTCTACCCACCGTTCAATAGCCCCTGTACGTCGAAATTCTGCGTTTTAAGGAGGAGTATGCCTAAAGACAGGCATCGGGCCGGTTCTGCGTCTCAAGCACCACCAGAACAGCGCAAGCCGTCGCTGAAAATGATCTACCTGCTGACTAAGAACGGCGACCGCACGTTCTGGAATCGCGCCGGAATCGGATTCGTCAACCGGGACGGCTCCATCAACCTGCGACTCGACATGTTTCCCGAGGTCTCGCTGCAGCTGCGGGACCAACAGGAACGCGAAGGCGAGTAAGAATCGCCCGACACCAACTTACAGCCCTTAAACGTATTTTTATTACGCTTAGGGGTCTTTTTTTATTGCAAACTACGTATGACTTATGCGCCAATGCTACTCAATGGAGGAATCATGGCTGAATTTAAGATAGTAATTGCCAATCTACGCCGGGCCGAACAAGACCTTGAAAAGCAACTTGAAAGCGTCCGAGCCGCTATCTCGTCGCTTGAATTAGCAGGCGGACGCGGCAAGCGCGGCCGTCCGGCTGGAAAGACAGGGAAGCGCCGGAAGATGTCTGCAAAAGCCCGCAAGGCGATTTCTGACGCCCAGAAGAAGCGCTGGGCGAAGGCCAAAGCTGCTAAGTCGTAGAACCTGCCAATGGCAAATGGCGGGTTCGAATTCCGTGAAGAAGTTCTAAACGTCGAACTGGCGAAGCTTCTCGAGGACCGGGGCCTTCTCTCCGTTCCCGAAACGATTCGCCGTGCTACTGCCGGTCGTACCCACCGCCTCCCGGACGTCACGATTGCCGACCTCTGGGGCCTCCGTATTACCCTTGAAGGAAAGTTCGATACCGGGGGAGCTGCCAGAACCGCTGTCCTGGCCAACGCCAAGCAGCGTGTGGAGGAAGGTATCTCGCCTATCTGCCTGGCTGTCCTTTATCCGGCTGAACTTCGAAAGGCCGCGTCGATGCCGGCACTCCGACGAGCGCTGGCCCGAGCCACGCTGAGAGTACGTGTCGTCTCAGAGCATGATGACGGCGAATGGGTTGAAACCAACGCTGACGGCATCTCCGACATCCTGCGGCACACCTACGACATTGTCATCGGTGAAGATTTGGTCGTACGGTCTGTTGAAGACCTCGGCGGCTCGATTGAGGCGGCAACGGAGATAATCGCTGCCAGGCCGGCGTCGGTGGAACGGCTCCGGCGCCTGCTCGGCATCGCTGAAGACACAACAACCGCGTCGGCAGACGACGAGGACGATTAGCCTCGATTTTCACGCCAGTGAAACAGATAACGGGGCTTGGGCAATGTCGCTCGCTCGCGGCTGCCCCGAGGGTTGAGCGCTCACACGATCT